TTTTTAGCTTCAGGCTTTGTGGACGCAGTCAACAAGTTCTATCTAGATCAGGTTGCTCTGGGAAAAATGCAATATGCTCACGAATATCGCGTTATTATGGATAAAGAGATAGGTGAGTCTCCTACCTATCAAAATAACAAAAATAGCATACCTGTAGTTAATAATACAAGAGACTCAAAAAAGGCTAGTATACAAAGTTCTGTAGGTAAGGAGTTTACTGCGATTAGTTTTGAGGGTAACGAATTTAAAATACCTAGCAGGACTCGAATAGACAATGTAATAGAGGATTTAATTATTAACAGTGAGTATTACAGAACTCAAGTTGTGCCCTACCAGGTCAGCGTCAAAGATATTAAATCAGATAAAGATAAAACTAATCCTATTTCCAGTAATAGCTTTAAAGGATTTAAAATAATTCCCATAGTCAAAATTAAAAATTTTGATACAAAAATAAACAGCTATATCTATGAAGTAGAATATCACGTAAAGAAATGGCTTCAGCATAATTCACATCCAGCTAGTGAACTAGCGGGACAGATACCCGGTGTAGTAAAAGATTATCAATATATCTACACGGGAAAAAATAATGACATAATTGAATTAGCTTTAGATTTCAATATGTTATACTTCAACGAATCAACTATACTTAACACCACTAACTTTATGGCTGGTGCTGACAATAAGGAACGTGGGCTGGCTACAGAAAATATGGCTGATACAAACGCCACCAAGGTAATACGATCAGGAGAAACCACAAACCCCAGTAGTTTCACACAGGTAATACCAGTACGCTATATTCAGGGAGATGCTGAAGCTCCTGGCGCAGATGGAAAGAGTGCTGCAACAATGGATGCCCATCGAGCCAGACAGATGGATAGTCGTGGGGATATGATCAAGGTTAGATTGCGCATAGTGGGAGACCCCACATTTATAAAACAAGATAATATTTTTGATAATGTGGGTATCTATCAGACAGTGCCAATTAGTAACGGAAGTCTAGCAATGGATGGACACGAACTCTATGTGCATCTTACTTTTCTATCTCCCACTGACTACAGTGAGCAGACTGGCCTAGCTGATCCTACGAAAGGACCTTACAGCTATGTGCCTTTTTCCGGCAAGTACAGCATAGTAGACATAGAAAATGTATTTGCCAATGGCAAGTTTGAACAAACTCTTAATCTTGTAAGATTACCTATCCAGGAATCCGAGGCATTGGCACTGCAGAAATCCCCTGATGGAGCACAGGAAGCCAACGAACTTCCCGAAACAAAATCCAGGGTAGGAGCTTCTTTTACAATATAAATTATGGCTAATAATAAAACAAACAGCTTTAAACCCAGTATAGAGCAGTTAAATTCTAAATTAAATCCACTTAATCTAGGCAATATCTACGTGGGGGTTGTTAAAGATATAGACACATTTACTAGAAACGGTTCCCTGTTTGTGTATATTGATGGACTGGGAAATCATTCACCAAACAATAGACAGGGTTGGTTTCCAGTAAGATATGCTAGCCCTTTTATGGGGCATACCACGGGCATAGACATATTGTCAGGTAAAAATACCTACGAAAATACTAGACAGAGTTATGGTATGTTTATGACTCCACCAGACATAGGCAATAAAGTTCTATGCTGCTTCCCCAACGGTAAAAATTCAGACGGCTTCTGGTTCGCTTGTATCAGTGATTTTATGGGTAAAAGTATGATACCTGCAAACGCAGCTGAACCTCTAGCCAGTATTGATCCTGATAGTATTCCTAGTGATCTTAAGTCACGAATGAAACCCAACGGTTACTATCCCACAGGGGAGTACAACGACAGCAAGGACACTGCTTTTACACCTGGATGGTTTAAAAATGCTAAACCTGTAAATCCCTATCTTGCAGAACAATATATTAACCAAGGTCTAGACCGTGATCCACTTCGTGGTCCTATAAATTCCACCCCTAATAGAGATGTTATTAACGGTGTGTTTGGTATAAGCACGCCAGGCAGACCAGCCCCTGATCCTGCCAACAACAAGCAACTAAAAGACCAAATAGAAAAGGGCGAATTTGAAATCGAAGATTTCGCCACGCAAGTGAGAAGTGGCGGTCATAGCTTTGTTATGGACGATGGTGATTTGTTTGGTAATAGCAAACTTACACGCTGGCGCAGCGCCAAGGGTCATCAGATAGTAATGCACGACCAGGACGACGAGGAATTTATCTATATCAGTAATGCTCGTGGCGACAGCTGGGTAGAACTAAGTCCAGCAGGGGAAGTAATAGTTTACAGTGCTCTTGGTATCAATATGCGTAGTCACGGACCCATACAGATACACAGCGACAATAGTTTGAACATTAATGCAGATTATATTCGTATGTATGGCAAAAATGGAGTACATATAGAAAGCACCGCCAGTGTGAAAATACGAGGAGATAATAGTATTAATCTCTACAGTAAAGACTACATAACCACCAATACAAATAGTCTAATTATGAACAGTGGCAAGGGAGTACTTAGCTGTACTGGTCCACTTAATATACTAGGCGGCCCAGTTAATATAAACAGTGGCGGTAATGCCTCAGCTCCTATAGTTGATAAATTACCTCAAAATAGTCACGCAGAAACAGAATATGTCAATGATGCCTGGGAAAGTCAACCTAACAAAACAAAGTCTATTAATACACATATAGCTACTCACGAGCCCTATACAAGAAAAACACTAAGCGAATTAGAATCTTTAAGCAAGACACAGGCGCAGGCTGCCGCTGCGGCAGGGAATAGTACTACTACTGCTAAGAATCCACAAGAGGAATACCAAAATCAACAGGAAGCTAAACGTGGAGGTTCAGCTTCAGGTTCAGGCAACGCCAGCAGTTCAGCCAGTGGCGGCGGTAACTCAGGCACAGGCAGTGGTGGAGGTACAGGTGGTGGTACAGGTGGTGGGAAACCCGATCCTTCAAAATATGCTAATCCTAAAAAACAAGCTCCTGAAGCCTTCCTACGTAGACAACCAGAGCCCAAGGGCGGTATAGGAAATCTTGAACAGTCGGAAGTTAAGGCCCTGTTTGGTCAGACTGGATTCACAGAAAGTTCGGGAAAATATGACACTGTTAACTCACTGGGTTATGTTGGCAAATATCAGATGGGCGCAGCAGCCCTAGTAGATCAGGGATTGGTCAAACGAGGAACCACGGAAGCTCAATTAAAAGACCCCAGCGTCTGGATTGGCGGGCCTGGGAAACCAGCTAGTAGGGATGAGTTTTTAAATAACAAACAATTACAAGAAGATGTAATGTACAAATACACACAGAGTAACTACAATACTCTAAAGAAAAATGGCACAATAACTGATTCTACTAGCAAGGAAGAAGTAGCTGGTTTACTTTCTGCATCACATCTAGGTGGCACAGGCAACGCCACAAAGTTTTATAATGGCAAGGCCAATGCTAGCGATGCCTACGGAACTGGTGTTGGTAACTATTACGCCAACGGTGTATATGCTGTACAAGGTGCAGCGCCCAAGCTTGCCGCAGCATCAGAAAGTAAGAATAAACTAGGAGCATAAAATGGCACAGTACAAGGGTTTTAGCACAATAAATCGTGTAAAGAGATTTAAACTGACAGATTTTCAGTTGGCAAAACAGGATCTATATAATAGCTTTCATATTCGTAAAGGTGAAAAATTAATGAATCCTGATTATGGCACAATCATACAGGATATGGTTTTCGAACCTTTTGATGCTGATACTAAAAATAAAATTATTAATGACATCAACAGAATAATTAGTAGCGATCCAAGGATAGCTGCGGAAAATATCAGTGTGATTCAGGCCGAGCAGGGTTTTCAGATTGAGCTAGACTTAATTTATATTAAAACCAACGAACGTGACACACTAAAAATACAATATAACAGATCAATTGGGCTAGACACCGCCTAGATCTTGGGTTTTTTAAACCCATAAATATATTAATAACTGGATTTTCATATGGCAAACACTACCAGACAAAATAGTCTATTGGTAAATCAGGACTGGACAAGAGTCTACGAAAGTTTTAGAAACGCTGATTTTCAGAGTTATGATTATCAAACTCTTAGAAAGTCAATGATAGAATATCTACAGCTCTATTATCCCGAAGACTTTAACGATTTCATAGAAAGCAGTGAGTACATAGCACTGATAGATATGATAGCATTTCTAGGACAGAGCCTAGCTTTTCGTACGGATTTAAACGCTAGAGAAAATTTTATTGACACCGCGGAACGTCGAGAGAGTGTTTTAAAGCTAGCCAAATTAGTAAGTTATGCACCAAAGAGAAATAGATGTGCTGAGGGCTTTCTGAAAATAGAAAGTCTTAGAACAACGCAACCGCTTAGGGACAGTGATGGCAATGATCTCACTAATTTAAACATCAACTGGAACGATAGTACAAATGAAAATTGGTACGAACAGTTTATAACAATATTGAATGCTACACTTATTAGTGGACAAAAGGTTGGACGACCTAGTAACAGTCAGACTATTGGTGGTATAGTTAACAGTGAATACAACCTAAACACCCCAAGCGATATATTTCCTATTTTTAGTTTTGACGCAGAAGTTGAGGGAACACAATTACCCTTTGAATTTGTTAGCGCCACTAGCGTAAATAAAACCTATATCTATGAAGCAAGTCCTAGAGTAGGTCAATTGTTTAATATTTTATACAAAAATGACGGACAGGGCAATGCTAGCAACAACACCGGTTTTTTTGTTTATTTTAAGCAGGGGGTGTTAAACAGTATTAATTTTAGTATTACAGAAAGCATTCCTAATAATTTGCTTAACATAAATGCTGACAATATTAATAATGACGATGTCTGGCTTTTTGAAAGAAATAGTAACAATGTCTTGACCAACGAATGGAACCAGGTACTATCAGTACAGGCGCCCAATATTATATATAACGACAACGCCGCTAAAAAAAGCTATCAGGTTACAACTAGAGCCGGGGATCAGGTAAGTTTAGTATTTGGAGATGGTACATTTAGTTCAGTACCACAGGGCAATTTTACAGCTTTTTATAGACAAAGTGCAGGCACAACCTACAAAATTGTGCCAAGTGAAATGCAGAATATTAATTTAAATATTCCCTACGTTAGTTCTACAGGAAGAAATGAGACCCTAACAGTTGTATTGAGCTTAAAGTATACCGTGGCCAATGCCTTGGCTGCAGAGTCTATAGAAGAAATTAGAAGCCGAGCACCACAACAATACTATACTCAAAATCGTATGGTAACAGGAGAAGATTATAATACCTTCCCCTATGCAAATTTCAGTAGTATTAGCAAAATTAAAGCAGTTAATCGTTCTAGCAGCGGCACAAGTAGATTCCTAGATACAGCTGATACTACAGGAAGATATAGTTCTACTAATATTTTTAACGAAGATGGTATTCTTCTCAAAGAAGATATTATTGATGACAGTATAACCTTTAGTTTTAGCACTAACCAGGATATTAATAGGGTAATACAAAATCAAATTTTACCTAAAATTAAATCCAAGGAACTTTTACACTTCTACTACAAGTATTTTAACAGATTTAGTTTACAGGATCTTTACTGGGAACAGGTCACAGCTGGTAGTAGTAGTTGCACTGGGTATTTTAAAAACTCATCCGAAACACCACAACAAATCGGTTCTTTAGTAACTGGTAATAACAAATATCTTGGCGTAAATTGTATAATAATTTTTACGCCTGGTGAAGGCAATTACTTTAATGCGCAAAATAAAATTATGACTATACCTAGTTCAGGAGTAATTCCTGAAGGGGGGAAAGACAAAATATACGCCACACTCACAAATGTTATAGGTAATGGCGGGCAGGGAGTATTAAGCACAGGACTTGGTCCTGTCAGTGTTAGTGAAATTATTCCAGATAATGCCATTGCCAGTGTAGTTATACCTAGTTATAATAACACCTTTAGTACTGAGTTTACGACCTCTCTAATACGTGAAATTAGTAACTACAGTGAATTTGGTCTACGATATGACCAAAGCACTACTTCTTGGAAAATTATCCCCAAATCTTATCTGCTAACCAATGTAGACACGCAGGGCAATTATGTATTTTCTCAAACTCGAGAAGGACAGGGCGAGGATAATAGCTGGTTATTGAATTTCACACTAACAAACACCGTGTACACAGTAGAGATAAGAGGACTAAGATATCGTTTTGATAGCTTAAGAGCAACTAAGTTTTATTATGATGACACTACTAAAATATTTGATCCTATCACGGGACGCACAATTAATGATACAGTAAAAATCCTTGAGGTCAATAAAAATCCTCAAGGCACTGGCCTCTTGGCGCACGATGTTAACTGGTGGGTACGCGGTCAGGTACTAGACACGGATGGATTTGTAAATTCTGGCAAAGTATATTTAAGTTATAGTGACAAAAATGATGATGGTGTTCCTGACGATCCCGATATTTTCGATATGGTGGTAGAAGACAATCTAATATTTTTTGAACGTGATACTAGCGACATAAGTTTTATTAACTATAATATTCTAGATACAGATGCAGTTAACACAGACTATGCAGTAAGTTCTGACATACTACCAGACATCAATCTATATGTGGTTGGGCAACTATTCTTTACAACAAATTTTGATGACGTTACCGGCTATAAATTTTATCAAATTGTAGAAGATTCCAATGGAGTAAGATCTCTAGAAAATGTTACACTAGATCAAAATGGCTTCTATAAGTACAAGTTTTATACTGGGCGTAGAGATCTTTATTTCCAGTATAGGCACAATGCACTTAACAGTAGAAGAATAGACCCTAGCCCAAGTAATCTAATAGATCTTTATATTCTTACTAAAAATTATGAAACTGACTATAGAATCTGGGCCACAAATACTTCTAATAATTTAATTGATGAACCTGTCAGACCCACTAGTGAGGAATTAAGACTTCAATTTAGTAAACTGGAAGATTATAAAAGCGTAAGTGATGCCTTGATTTACAACAGTGCAAAATTCAAACCTTTGTTTGGTAGTCGTGCTAGCCCCGAGCTTCAGGCTACATTTAAAGTAGTGAAAAATACTGGCATAAATCTAAGCGACAGTGAGATACGCACTCAGGTATTAAAATATATCAATAATTTCTTTACAAGTGGCAACTGGGATTTTGGAGATACATTTTACTTTACTGAACTTGCCACCTACATACAGCAGAGTATGGCACCTAATATAAGCAGTATAATCATAGTGCCGAACTCTACAGATCAAATATTTGGTAGCCTACAACAAATAGGTAGCGAAGCTAATGAAATATTAATTAGTGTAGCCACAATTGACAACATAGAAGTTATAAGCGGAATTACCTCTACTAAACTAGGGGCGAATTCTAATGCAGTAAATACAATAATAACATAGTAAAAGATGACAACTAGAACACTGGATTTTTTACCATCAGTTTTTCAAACTGAGACTAATAAAAAGTTTTTAAATGCCACGCTGGATCAATTAACCACGGATGCTAATTTAAAGCCTATCAACGGTTATATAGGTCGCAAGAGTAGCCCAGGCTTTAAAAATATAAATGAATATTTGATAGAACCTAGCGTAGAGAGAGCAGATTATCAGCTCGAGCCCAGTGTATTAGTAACTAATCCCCAAGACAACAGTATAGACTTTCACGTAACCTATCCTGAACTCTTACAAAAAATACAGTACTATGGTGGAATAACTCAGGATCCTAATAAATTATTTTCCAGTCAATCCTATAGTTACGACCCTAAAATTAATCTAGATGCATTTGTAAATTTCAATGAATACTATTGGGTACCCAACGGCCCCGACGCAGTAGACCTATTCGCTAACGAAGTAGATCTAGAAAAAGTATTCACACCCAATATTAATACAACATTAAATTATTATCTTTTTGGTACAGATGAAACGCAGGTAAACCCTGACATAACTCTAGCACGAGGCGGAACTTATACTTTTGAAATCGACCAAGTGGGAGAAGGCTTCTGGATTCAAACTGAACAAGGAACTTCGGGAGTTAAGCAGACTGACCCCACTATTAGTACTCGAGATATCCTAGGTGTAAGTAATAATGGTACAAGTAATGGCACAATAACATTTAATGTGCCACTGAAAAATTCACAGGATTTTTTCCTTAATTTGCCCGCTGTAGATCTTCCTGATAATTTAACATTATACACCTCGGATTTAGAATTTGCAGACGTTTATAATCAGACACTGGATAATATTGTTGAAAGATTTGGTGGTATAGATGGCATAACCACTCCCGAACAACTTAATAACAATTTGTTGGTATTCAACAAATTTTATAACGATGTACAGGCCTGGAATCCTTCAGGCATCTTTGATGAAACTGCTGTGGGTTTTGACACAGTTAATTACGATATACCCAGTGATGATCTGCCACTAACACTAGATGTTATTAGCAATGATGAAGTTATAACCTCGGCGCTTCGCTACGATGTCTGGCAGATTAATCTAATAAGCATTGGTGATGGACAATATAGAATAAAGTTAAGTTACTATGCTGACATACCCAATCAGCACAAAGTGACAATTACTGGTGGACAGACATTGAGATCTACCTCCTGGTACAAAAATTCTCTGGACTATCTAGAAAAGATTCCTAATATTACTGCTAATCTAGATAGACTTTACTATCAGAACGGTAGCAGAGAGGGCGCCTGGGGATATTTTAAAATAATTGATATTGAAAATAATGTAATTAATGTAGAAAATGATATACTGGGCAGAACCTATTATACAAGCCCCAATGGTGTTAAATTTACGAATGGCCTAAAAGTAAGATTTGATAGCGCAGCTAGATCAGACACCTACAAGGGCAAAGAATTTTATGTTGATGGAGTGGGTAAGTCCATTAGGCTAACGGATGTAACTAAATTAGATACATTACCCACAGACGTTGTGGATATTAATCTCCCAGATTATATTACAATTAATAGAAGCAGTCTAGACTATAATCCCTGGAGTAAGACTAATCGTTGGTTCCATCAACAAGTACTGTTTGATACTGCTAGATATAATAACACCAACATAGAACTTACACAAGCAGTCAAGGCAAGAAGACCCATTATTGAGTTTAATTCTGACATAAAATTATATAACTCTGGTTATATTGGTATAGAGCCTGTGGACATAATAGACCAAGTTCACGAAACACCATTTATATCAATACAGGGCCAACCCTCGGCCTACGATAATGCAGGTACTCAATACGAAGACGGAATGCGAGTAGTATTCACCCGCGAGCTAGATCCCGAAGTACGTAAAAAAGTTTTCAGAGTAGTGTTTGTAGATACAGACATCAACTCTTTTAATCCAGCGCCTATTATTAATTTAGTAGAAGAGCCCGATGTAGTGGTGCCTTTTACCAGCGTTAGGGCCAAAAAATCCAGTAACAATGGAAAATATTTTTGGTGGGACGGCGAAAATTGGAATGAAGGACAACAAAAAACCAATATAAATCAACCGCCGCGGTTTGATGTATACGATAGCAATGGTATAAGTTTTAGCGACACTAGCATCTATCCACCCACAAGTCTTGCTACATCATTTCAGGGTTCAAGCATATTTGCCTACAAACAAGGCACTGGTACCAACGACTCTGTACTAGGGTTCCCGTTAGCATACAAAAATCTTGCTACATCAGGTGATATAGTTTTTGAAAATACCTTTGAGAATCAGAGTTTTGATTATACCATTGATGGAGTAACCTATAATCAAAAAATAGGACTGGGTAGTCTAAGAGAATTTAGCACAGGAGAACTTAAAAAACTTGTAACTTGGAGAAAGATCAGAGATATTTCTGTACAGTTTCAAAATATACCCTATATCTATAATGGACAAGATAATATTTTCCTAGTAGATGTGCCTATAGAAGAAAGTATAACTAGAAAAAACATACGTGTACTACAGAATTTTAAAGAGCTGGATAGCAGCTACTATACTATCACTGACAGACTTGGTGGCAAACACGACATAACTATTAATCCTGACCTATTAACGTCCGGCGATAGAATTGATATAAACTTTTATAGTAAGCAAACCAGTCAGATTGGTTTTTATATTATTCCAGATAATTTAAACTATAATGCGCAGAATTTTATTGTTGATGAAATTACTCTGGGGCAAATGCGATCACACGCAACCAATCTTGCTCAGAGTACAATAGAATTATCAGGAAGTTTTCCTGGTGTCAATAATAGTAGAGACATTGATTTTAATACCGGTGTAGGTACAATTTTACAACATTCTAGTCCTGTAAGTCTTGCTGCATTATTTTTAAGTAGCGAAAAATTTAATTTCGTAGACAGTGTTAGATACGCGGAACAGGAATACAGTAAATTTAAAAAGAAGTTTCTGAGTCTAGCAGTAACAGAACCTTATCTAGATCTAGATAGTCCTATTCTAGCTGTAGATAAAATTTTAGCGCAAATAAATCTAGTTAAAAACGAAAGTTTTGCTTGGTTTGCCAGCGATATGATACCCTATGGCAGCAACAAAAACGTTATTACTTATTATGTTCTAGATACAGAAAGAAAAAGCTATCTGCTGTCCAACGTTTTCAATTCTAAAGCTTTGTCAAATAAAGCAGTAATTGTGTATTATAACAAAACTCAGGTATTATTGGACAGAGATTATGAATTTTTAACAACCACTCCTGCAATTAGATTTAAA